AAGGTCTGATAAAAATTGAGCTTTAGGTGTTGTTTTAGTCCAGAACGTTAACTCAGTCTTAGCTGATCTAATGTCCCTTTGTAGTTCCTTAACCATTTCATCTGTAAGGCTCATAATATTAACTCGAAGCAAACGGTCAATGTCGGATTCATCAGCATCTGTATTTGCTAGGATTTGTACACCAACCTGTTTCTTCTTTTGATTTTTAAATGCGATTTTATCGTTAAGTACAGATTGGATAAATTGCATTTTAACATTCAACCAACGAACTTCTTCATTGGCTTCAGCCATACGCTTTTCAATACGTTGCTGAAGGATACCCAAACGGTAGTCACAAAAATCTTTAATAAGATCTCGTTCATCGGTATACTCACGAAGTTTACCATTGTAATCAATAACCGTTAGGTTTTCTGATAGTGGCTTAGCAAGTTTAAACTTACGAATTACTTTTTCGTCAGTCCAAGATGAACTACCAGTTTGTTTCAATTTAATCTCAAAACGAAAACCTTGCTTATCGCACATGTCGTCGTAAGAAACAATATCACCTTCATCTTCAAGCTTATCTAAGATTTTTACGTATGACTCACGATCAAATCCATAAGGTACCTCAGTAATAGTCAACTGAGTTTTAGATGTTTTATGGAATTTACCATAAACAATATACCGACCTTCATCTGGATCAAAGGTAATGTTACCATTGAACTCTGGGAAGCTTACCTGAGGCTTAGCGGTTATATTACCACTAGACAAGTAATCACGAACGCAACCAGAGAGTGATTCTGGTGACCTAGGAAGTATGCTTGTAGCAAAACCAGTGGCAATTCCCTTAGTTCCATTAACTAATACTAAAGGAATGACTGGAAGATAGAACATAGGTGGTTCATGTTCAGGGTCGGGATGAGCCGGAGCTAGGTCAACATCGCTGATATACTTCTCAAAGTTTTCACTGAGGCGAGTATATACATATCGTGGAGCACCAGCTGATTGTACCAAGCGAGTACCGAATGAACCTCGGCCCTCAACTAGACAAACGTTGTTGTTCCAAGTAGCAGCCATTAGCTGACCTGCTCCGGCAGCAGAAGCTTCGCCGTGGTTGTACCCGTAGTCAGAAATGATACCAGCAACAGCGGAAACTTTCTTGAAGTCTCTCTTGCTGTTTAGTATCGATGAATACAGGTAGAACCTTTGTACTGGCTTTAGGCCGTCAATCATATTTGGAATTGCTCGGCTTTCCACAGTGTACATGGCGAAACTTAACCATTCATTACGTGCAACACTTGAGATTGGATACTCATTAGTGTCGGTTGTAAAATCAAGTAAACTCATCATAAATCCTTATTTAACTTCTAAGACTATACTATCCTATATGAAAAGGATTGTCAACAGTTAATTTCATTTTATTGAAAATATTTGTCTAGCATATCTAGCACATCGTTGTATTTAGCCATCTCAAGGATCTCGCCTTCAATAGCTTCAAACACATCGGGATGTTCACCAATACCAGCTGGGTTATTTAGATATACTTCAACATTCATTTTATGTTTATCGATATGACCTCTAGCATGCGAACGCATTGCATTAATCATAAAATCTTGGTCTAGTGCCATTTAAATTCTCCTCATTTTTCCTGGTTTTTTCTATAATTACAATAGTAATTCCAACCATATTCATATAGTACGTATGCCCATACAAAACCTATGTATGGAACGAATGCAACGTTAAGCAGTATCCATGCAAAAACTATTGCTATTACTATGTCGTAATATTGTATCATGCCATCATATACTCTTTACGAAGTTGGCTTTCTTTCCCAAACATCATTTGGAAAATGTTTGCATCGTCGACAGTTACGGTATCATACACTGGCTTATTAACGATATTATCATATTCTTCTTCAGTCAATGATCCCAAGCCTTTGATATACCGGTGCTTCCAACCAGACTCACCTTTGATTACGTTTGCATCTTCATAGGTGTATAACCATTTAGCATCTTTGCCTTTAGTTGAAATCATAATTGGCGTCCGAGTAATTTTAACTCGCTTTTCAGAAAAGAGACGAGGCCAGAATTTATAGAAGAAAGCTAGAAGCAATGGGCTAATATGACCAATACCATCATGGTCAGCATCAGTTAGAGTTGCAATATTTTGATATGTCATATTGTCGACGCTATCAGGATTATTTATATCTAATCCAAGAACTGCAATAAGCTCACTGAGTTCTTTATTCTTAAGAACATCAGCTGGTTTCATATCCCATGTGTTCATAATAACACCACGTAGTGGATATGCTCCAACTTTATTAGCATCACGAACCTTAAGCAAGAAGCCCATAGCTGAGTCACCCTCAACGATTTTCAATGTAGCATCTTGACGATTAGCTGAAATATGCTTAGCGACTTTAACTTTTTTCAGTTTCTTTTGAGCCATAGTAGCAGCTCGACGATCAGCAGCAATTTTCTTAGCCAACTGAGCTTCAATGATCGGATCAATGATTTCAGGTGTATTTAAAATCTTACGAGCAAAATACTCAGCTTCTTTAGCTCCGGCTTCGTTTACATGCTCTTTAATATTACCATAAGGGTTTGTCAAACGCTCTTTAGTCTGAGAGTCAAACTTTGGATTGGTAAAGTTTCTAGCAAACATAACAAACGTCAAACCATTTTTAATTGTCGACTTGACAACTTCAATTTTATGTTTGCGTTTAACCATAACAACCAATTCATCAACAATTTGGTTTATGACAAAATCAACATATGAACCACCTTGACGTGTATTCACACCATTAATATATGAGTTTGTACGGAAACCATCTTCTGACGTAGTAATAAAGAATGAAAGATTATCAGTCTTTTCCATAATGGATGAAGGACCAAAAAGCTCTGCATATTTTTTAAGGTTGTTTACCTTGATACGACGCTTATTAAAAGAGAATGCGATTTCAGGAAATGCCATTTGCAAACTGATAAGACGATCTTCAAGTAATGCAACTGTATCCAAGTCACCTAGGCTATTGGCTTCAAAAAGCTCAAAGTCAGGAACAAACAAAACCTCTGTTCCGTTACCTTCACGTTTGGATTCCTTGAGTTGAATTTGGTTTGCACCATCCTTACATGCTACAGTAATCAATTTTCCATTTGACCACGTTTTGCCTGTGAACTTAGATGATAGGAAGTTAGTAGCCGCTGAACCAACACCGTTAGTACCAATGGTAACTCGTTCATCATCAAAACTTGTACCAGCATTAACACGAGTCCAAGCGGCTTCAGCCTGAGGAATGCTCCGGTCTGTAGTTTCATCGTAAACAGAATTTTGTGGAATGCCTCGACCATTATCTGTAATAATGATTGCACCATCCATACGAACTGATACGTCTATTTTATTAGCATACTTAAAGTTTGTACGAATAGCTTCGTCGATTGCGTTATCTAAGATTTCGTCAATCATTTTTGATAATGCCGGTACGTACTTGGCGGTTTTCCACTCGCCCATAACAAAACGTTCTACTTCTTCTTGGGCACTTGAGCCCATATACATACCAATTCGTTCTCTAACATGCTGTCTAGCTGTTAAAATTTTGAAATCTTCACTCAAGGTATAGTCTCCATTTTATATTGAATTTACATTCTATCACAAGTAAAAAGTATTGTCAACGGTTAATTTCACATGTTTCCAATCCAATGTGAACAATCATCACATGGATCGTCGTAAGCGAAAGGGATTTGAGTCATCAAATCGTCCCTTATTGTTTCTGGTGCTGTATTTATAACCATTGCTCTACTGCCTGTATTCCATTCTTAATAAATACTATCATACATCAAACATAATGTCAATAGGAAATATGAAATGATTACAAATTATTTGTCACCAGTATCCTTTAAGGTGATAATAGATAGGATGCCAAATGTTGAATTCTTTACTCAAAAATTTACATCTCCCTCTATTAGCATGTCGCCTGTCGAACAATTATCTCCTATTCATAGGGCATACCAGACAGGAGATAGATTAGAATATGGTGAGTTTGATCTTACCTTTGTGGTAGATGAAAATATGAACAACTACACTGAAATTTTAAGTTGGATGGAAGGCTTAGGATCTCCTCAAAGCACTGACCAATTTAAACAAATTGCTGATAGTAAATATGGAACTACCTCAGATATTACAGTTATAGTAGAAAACAGCGCCCGAAACAGCAATATTAAATTTACCTTTACAGATTGTTTTCCAATCGCAGTTTCAGGAATTAACCTCGACGTCACACAATCAGACGTATTTTATCCCGAAGCTTCAGTATCCGTGAGATACACAAATATGACGATTGAAGATTTTAGTTGACATTCCTATCATGATGTGATAGAATAATATAGAATTAAAATTTGTGAAAAGGTTTGCATTATGAGTACTGACGATATCAGTGACATCTGGTCCAAGGACTGTAAAATTGACGAAACGAATTTGGGCGGAGAAGCTAAGCGCATACCTGAACTCCATAGTAAATATTACAATATGTATTATAAGGAAGCGCTCAAGGTTAAAAAATTACGTTCAGATTATAAGGAACTCGAGTTATTAAAAAGAGAATGGCTTGATGGTACTATGCCTGAAGAAGATTTAAGAGATCTTGGATGGCGCCCAAACCAAAAAAGAATCATTCGTCAGGATATGGATAAATATCTACAAGCAGACAAAGACATTATTAATATAAGTTTAAAAATAGATTATCATTCAGCTCGGGCTAACTTCCTTGAAGATATCGTTCGAACAATCCATAGTCGAAACTTTATTATTAAATCGATGATTGATATTTTAAAATTCCAGCATGGAGAATATTAATGACAGAAATCAATAACGTATACGGACATCCAATGGTGTATCCTAATAGTGAAAACATTTTGCCACCAGTAGAAAAAGAACGTATTCGTGTTGTTGAAGCGGCTACTCGAGCTGAGATTGCTAGCCATCGAGTTAAGGAAATCGAAGAGCGGATAGAAGAGATAAATATACTTAGACAGCAAGCGGTATTACGGTATGCTCCAAATGGAGATAAGATTTTACCAGCTGTAACTGAAGGTGAATTTGTAGATATTGAAGTATAGGTATTATGGATATTGTGAATGTTGAACGCTTAAATGCCGTTCA